GCCTGCGTATGCTTTGTAAATCGCTTCGTGATCTAGTGCCATAGTGTTTTTCCTTAATTATAAGAGATAGCCATTATGTTGCTACCTCCATTGCAAGTAAGGATGATGCTCCACGGAAATAATAAACACCATTAGTGTCATCACCTGATCTATTAATATATAACGTTCTTTGAGCTCCTCCTCCATGCCTTATACGATAATTATAAGATCTTTGATTTGTATTTCCAGCACTAACTTCCATAGTAATACAAAAAGTTAATGCACTTTGAGGATCTTCAAAACGTCTGCTAACAGACGTAGCTCTACTTCTATTACCATCAGCAGCAGCCCTTGTAGAATCAAGATCACTTCCATCTTGATCTATAGAAATACCTAAATCTTCACGAGATGAAATACCTACTGTTAATTGTCCAAGCAAAACAATGCTATTTGAAGCTGAAGATGGAGTTAAAGTTACACTTAGACCACTACTGTAAGACCATGACCCTCCAGGGTTTACAGCTTGCGAAGCTGTATCTATTTTTATACTTTTTTTAACTTGAATAATATTCCCTGCCTTTGGATTTGTCGTTGTAAGTATTTCACCATCACCATTACCAGGTAATTTAAGAGTGCGATCAGATGCAGGGTTGCTATCTGGTGCAGCTATGATTACTGAATGACCACCGCTATGTTTTAGTTTGATCTGGCTCATGCTGCTACCTCCATAACAGTAAAAGTTGATGTTGAGTAATATGCTGATGAACTCCACTTATTTATATAAATTGAGTTGGTTTGAGTTGACCAGAATGGACTATAAGTTCTTGCAGTAGTATTACCAGCAGTTTCAAAAGCGGTTACAGTAAGACCTGCCATAAATCCACCACTATCAGCGTAAAAGTTCATATTTCCATCTGTATTTGCTGAAATATTACTAGGTGGCATTATGAGAGTTGAACTTCCTGAAAAATCAGAAGCCGTATTTCTGTAAATCTTATAATTAGCTGTAGCAGTACTAACAACTGTTGCACTTAAAAAAGCTTGGCAATAAATTATACTTGTCGCACTTGTGGGTATAAGGGTGATACGAAAATCACTAGAAATTTCAACACCAGCAGTACTTGAATCACTTGTTGATGCACTATCATTCTTTTTTGTTAATTTATATTGAAGAACTTTACCGCCTACACCACTTGCTAATTTTCCAGAAGTGACCGCATTAGCAGCAAGCATATCGGTATCAACAATACCGTCTGGAAGTCCTCCTACTGAGACTCCTGTAATCGTATTTGAAGAACCGTTAATCGCTATAGCCATATTTAAACAATAGATAAAACAGAAGTAGCTGGAATAGTTAAGGTCGCGTTAATTGTTAAAGGACCAAATACCCCTGCATTTATATTAGCTGTACCATTGCCAATTGTGTAATCTTGATCCATACTATTTTCATTTTCGTGAAAAATCTTTTCACCACCTCCACCTGTAGCTCCACCTCCACCATCTGCAAAGCTTAAAACACCGCTACCATTTGTTTTTAAGAATTGACCAGTAGATCCATCTGCTGCTGGTAATGTAAAAGTAATATCGTTAGGTTGAGTAGAAGGTGCTTGAAACGCTACTTTATTTGTATTGTTTGTATCTCTATCAAATGCAAGTTTATTATTACCACTAATTTCAAAATTACCGTTTGAAGCTGTAGCAACAACATTGCTGCTATTTGCACTGTCAACTATATTTGAATTTTGAATAGTAGCAAAACTTAATACACCGCTACCATTAGTTCTTAGAAACTGTCCATTACTGCCATCCGCAGATGGTAAAGTAAATTCAACAGTAGCAGATAATGTATCAACAGGTTTAAATTTTAAAAAGTTAGCTGTTGTTCTATCTCTAAACATCAGCTTACTAACACCAGCAGATGTTCCTTGAACTGTTACACCTTCTGTACTAGCCAGAAGTCTTTGTACTGGAGTACCGCTTTGGTCGAAAAGTGAAATTACTTGATTTTGGTTTGTAAAAGCCGTATTTTGCCAACTAAGAACACCGTTACCATTTGTGGCTAAAGTTTGTCCGTTACTATCACCATCATTGTTTGGGAGAGTAAGAGTATAACTTGCACCAGCACTATGAGGAGGTGATTTAATTTTTACACCATGACTATTACTTTCACAGTTAAGCTGTAAAGTACCAGCATTTGTATTACCTTTAACTTCAAAGACACCTGTACCGTTTGGATTTACTTTTACATTACCGTTAGTAGTGCTTGTTGTTATTTCATTAGTTTGAACATCTAAGTTACCACCTAGTTGTGGGGTGGTATCGTCAACAACATCAGTAGATACAGTAACAAACTCAAGAGCGTTACCAGCAGCGTTTACCTTTACAGTTTTACTTGCTGCACCACCAAAGTTTGCAGGGGTATCAGACAAGCCAGTAAAAGCTGAAGCTCCACCACCACCAGAACCACCATCATCAGCAATAATAAATTCAGATGCAGAAGCATCATATTTAAGTATCTTGCCATCAGCGACACCAGAAGTATTTACATCTGATAAAGCATTTAAAGATCCTAAATTACCAAGTTTAGTTTTTTCTGCATCAGTAAAAACATTAGTATCTGAGTTTGCTTCATAAGCTGTTTTAATTTCAGCATTAGATTGATCTGCTGTGGCTGAAGCTTCTATACCTGCAAGTTTAGTTTTCTCGGCATCTGTAAAAGCATTAGTGTTACTATTTGCTTCATAAGCTGTTTTAATTTCAGCATTAGATTGATCAGCCGTAGCACCTGTTTCTATACCTGATAATTTAGTTTTTTCAGCATCTGTAAAAGCATTGGTATCACTGTTTGCTTCATAAGCTGTCTTTATCTCAGAGTTAGTTTGATCAGCAGTTGCATTAGCTTCAATAGCGTTTAATTTTGTATGGTCTGCATCAGTAAACACGTTACTATCGCTGGCACTTTCAACAAGAGTTCTTATTTCACTAGCTGTCTGGTCTGCTGTAGCTGAAGCTTCTATGTTGTTAAGTTTAGTATGATCAGCATCGGTAAAGACATTACTATCAGTTGCACTTTCTACTAAAGTTCTAATTTCTGCTGCTGTTTGATCTCCTGTTGCACTCTCTTCTATAGTGTCTAGTTTGCGTAAGTTTTCCTGTACTGCAAATAATATCTGATCATTTTGTGTATCAAGATCTGATTCTGTTAAAACAGAACCATCATTAAAATCTACTTTTTTAGCAGTTATATTTGTATCTCTTTGAATATTAATAGCAACACCATTACCAGGTTCATTACCACTGGTAAATGTAATCTGTGTTGCACTGGTAAATGTGTAATGGGTGGTTATGGTTTTTAAGACACCACCGACAGTAACATCAACTTCAGCTTCTGATAGATAGGAGAAGGAGATACTGAAAGGACCAGCAGTACCATTACCAGTATGGTTTGTAAAAGATGCAGCAGTGTTAGTAGCCATAATTAATTAGCGTTAAGTTGTTGAAACCCTTCAAGGATGTCGTTGTTAGCTTCTTGTCTAATTGTAGCTTGAAGTTGTATATATTCTTTTTTGCGTTCTGGATTTTTACTAAACCATATCTGTTTACCTGCTTTTTTATATTTATTTACTATGTCTCTTAAAATATCTTCTGCTAAATCTCTATTAGCTTCTTGTGCTTGTACTTCTATATCCATATTATTCTGTTCTATCAATTCACCTCTTACACTTTTCATTAGTGCTTGAAAGTCTTTTTGTTGGATTCTGTTGTGTAAAGCTCTAACCATTGTTTGACCATTGATTTTTACAAAAGCAGTTTCTTCTATAAGATCAAGGTGTTCATCATAAGTAAGTTCTATACCACTACCAATAGCTTGACCACTGGGTAATCTACCAAGACTAAGTTCATCTGATGGTTGAGTTATTCTTGCACCTATGTCATCAAGAGTTGTTAAAACATTGTTATTAATACTATTTGTTTCTTTGATTGGATTAAGAACACTCATATTGTCAGGACCAAAACCAACAGGATATTCGATGATAGAACCAGTTATAAAGTTTCTCATTGGTCTTAAATTA